TTCGATCATTACGCAGGCTGGCGGTATCCAGGAGATTCTGAACGATGCAGAGATCACGATCGGGATCTTCAGTCACGTTGCGCCCATCGCTAAGAAGTTTCTATGGATGATCATGCAGGTTCTGGAGACGAACCAGGATTTGAAGACCGTCTTTGCGGACATCCTGTGGGAGAATCCCGAGCGCCAGGCCCCAGTGTGGTCACTGGACAACGGCATTGTGGTGCGTCGCTCAGGGGTACCCAAGGAAGCGACCGTGGAGGCTCACGGGCTGGTTGATGGCATGCCGACTGGCATGCATTACAAGCTGATCATCTACGATGATGTCGTAACAGATAAGTCGGTGAACACGCCCGAGCAGATCCAGAAGACCACGGATGCTTGGTCGCTTTCTGACAACCTGGGTTCGGTCGGCGGTCGAAAGTGGTATGTCGGAACTCGTTACCATTACGCCGATACCTATGCGGAGATCATCAAGAAGGGCGCTGCCGAACCCAGAGTCTATCCAGCCACCAAGAACGGCATGATAGATGGCGAGCCGGTGCTCTTTACGCCAGCAGAGTGGGAACGGCGCAAGCTGAATCAGACTGAAGCCACGATCGCCTGCCAAATGCTCGCCAATCCCCTGGCCGGCACGCAGCGCATGTTCGATGTGACGGACCTGCAGACCTACGAGGCCCGGCCCGCCGCCCTGATGGTCTACATCATGGTTGACCCAGCAAGGAGCAAGAAGAAGGGCAGCGCCAATACCGCGATGGCCGTGATCGGGATTGACACCGACAGCCAGAAGTTTCTGCTCGACGGCTTCGATCACAAGATGGACCTGATGGAGCGCTGGCAGAACATGCGGGATCTGTGGCGCAAGTGGCGTGAAGTTCCGGGCATCATGGGGGTGAAGGTGGGCTACGAGACCTTCGGTGCTCAGTCCGATATGGACTACTTCGAGGAGCGCAAGCGCACCGAGAGCGTGAACTTCGAGATCGAGCTGCTGGAGTGGCCCAACGACGGGCCCGGCTCCAAAGACGACCGCGTTCAGAGGCTGCTGCCCGACATCCGATCACACGCCTTCTTCCTGCCCTACCCCACGGACGAGGACAGCCTGACGCCCATGCAGGTGCGTATGATCCAGGCCGGCTACGAGTACCGCCTGGCGCAGAAGATCCTGAAAAGAGACGAGAATGGCGTATTGTATGACCTCTCCGAGAGGTTCAAGCTACAGGTGAGCTTCTATCCCTTTACCGGACTCAAAGACCTCATTGACGCGGTGTCACGCATCTATGACCTCGAACCCCGAGCGCCTGAGTATGTGGATTCCACTATCCTCGAACCGGAGCACTTATGAACGACGAGCAATACCAGCGGGAGATTGCACAGTACCCGGAGAACTTCAGGCAGAAGATACAGCGAGAGTGGGGTGCGTATTTCGCAAGGGAAATCGATCGGCAGATTATGGAGTTATATGACACGCACCGATCTGACCGATCTCCAAATGCGTCAGCTCCTGAGCGAACTACGCCCGCTGCTGAAGCCCCCGCAGATGGCGAAGGTGCAAAGCCTCGTGAATGAACTACAGGCCCTGCGCGAGCGCGAGAGCGTGACCCGCTACCTCCACGAGATTGAAGGAGCTATCTGATGGAACGTCATGTCGCAGTGTGGCAGTGCTCTCGGTGTGCAGATGTGAGGAGCATGTCTTTGCCCTCGTATTGGACCTTTTATCGACAGCACCTGTGTTACGGAAGCATGCCTCAGCGGTACACCCCTGATGGGATCGGCATTTTGGATGCCGGCATTTACCAGCCTTTGAATGAATTGGCTCGTGCGATCGATGCCAGCGAAGCTGAGCGCAAGGCTCGCGAGTTCCAAAGAAGGGCTGAGGAAAAGGAAATGCTCGCCGCGTGGCCTCCCGCTCCGTGTGATCGCTGGACTTGGGAGGCTCGCTGCTGATGCCACCGCCCATTCCCGTCCAGAACGGCAAGCCCGTGACCTCACGCACCTTCTCGTGGAAGGAGATGGTTGTTCGCCAGTGGGGGAGTGAGTATTCCGCGCCCGATCATCGCATCTACCAGTTCTCGGGCGGGCGTGGGTTCGACAGTACAGACACTTACCGCACCGGCATTTACCGCCCGCCGGGGTATGTGGGACCGTGATTATGCAAGTCATCAATGCATATTGCATAAAAGGTGCATAGGATGCGGCGGACCGACCTCACTCAACTGACTCTATGCGCATATGTCTGACCTGCTCGTCATCGAGAAGGGCGACCCCGACGAGCAGTCGGACATGGAGATCGCGAAGTGGATCGGGGCCGCGCTTCAGCGTCACTACCCGGACCATCCGTGGGTCGTATGCGTGCAGGGCAGGGCGATCATCGTGCGACACCTTGCCATCGCCGCCGAGGTGGCCGCGAAGATCCACCGCGAAGGATTCGGGAGCGTGCTGCCGAAGGACAAGCTCGGCACGCCCAAGGAGATCGTGCGCTCCGCCGTGCGCTTCGGCGGCGAATTGCTCGAAGCTTTCCAACTGCCCCGTGGTCGATGGGACGGGCGTGATCCGATCTGTCCGAACTGGACGCGCAAGACGCCGTTTCAGCGTAAGGGGTTTCAGTGAAGTCAAAAGTGAAAAAGCGTTACTCCAACCGTGATGTTGTCACGAAACTTGAGAAATTGACTAGGCAGTTAACCAAGGCCATTTCGCGAATGGACAACCTTGCGTTTACCTTCAAGGAAAAAGGGCAGTCGTTACCGATGGTGGTTTTCAAGCAACTCGAAGGGCAGCCTGAAATCGATGAGGAGTTGCTCAAGGGAATGCAGAATCCTTATCTGAGTAACTTCAATGTGTGGGATCGGCTAGCGATTACCATGCACAACAGGAGAGTAAGGGCGGGCCAAATCAAGGATACCTTCCCGTATTCTTCGAACGTGAATCAATGACGCCGCTCGAAGATGCGATGTACATGGCCCTGATGGCTGCGCGGTCCTTCATTCAGCCCAAGGTGCGCCAGGACACGCGCGACATGGCCGTGCTGAGCGCGGTCGAGGGCGCGATCAAGCAGTACCAGGATCACAAGAGCCCGCCACCGGGCAAGGTCAACCCACCGATGGACTGGGATGCGGTGAAGGAGATCCAACCGGATGGCTGAATCGACCTCGATGAGGCCGCAGCCCCCTTCGATCGAGGACCCGGTTGAGGGCAGCAGCAAGCCGTGGGCCCCGGGCAAGGAAGGCTCGGAGTACGGCAGTAAGCCCCAGACCGAGACGCGTCAGGAAGCCGGTCCTGACTGGAAGAAGCGCGCCAAGGACGCCTTACGCTTCTCCACCACCTACCTCGATAGCAATCTGCGCGGGCAGTTCGATGACTCCTTGCGCGCCTTCAACAACGAGCACCCGAGTGACTCGAAGTACAACACCGAAGCCTTCCGCAAGCGCTCGAACCTGTTCGTTCCCAAGACCCGCGCGGTCATCCGCAAGAACGAAGCGGCCGGTGCCGCGGCATTCTTCAGCAACCAGGACACCGTCAGTGTTTCAGCTTTGAATCAATCGGTACGGGAAGAGGTGGTGTCGGCCGACATCATGCAGCAGCTCCTGCAGCACCGGCTGACCAAGACCATCCCGTGGTTCCAGGTGACCATGGGAGGCTTGCAGGACGCGCAGACGATGGGCGCCTGTGTTGGGCACATCTACTGGCAGTACTCGACCCGCCGGGATGAGAAGGGCGAATTGGTGAAGTCCAAGGATCAGCCGGTGGTGGATCTGATTGCTCTTGAGAACGTGCGCTTCGATCCGTCCGCGTCCTGGGTGGACCCGGTGAACACCAGCCCCTACTGGATTCACCTCATGCCGATGTACGTGGGAGAGATCAAGGAGCGCATGCGGGACCCGAACCCCAAGGGTCAGCAGTGGTACTCGTACGATGACACGTACTTCCGGCCCGAGAACCCGGACGACTCCACGCGTACCGCAAGGATGAGCAATCAGCAGGACCCGACCCAGCAGAAACGCTCCGTCAGTGACTACGATGTGGTGTGGGTCCACCGACATATCCATCGCTGGAACGGCATGGACTACGAGTGGTACATGCTCGAGTCCGAGCACTTCCTGACCGATCCGGAAGCCTTGGACAAGACCGTCTTTCACGGCCAGCGACCGTACGTGATGGGCATCACCATACTTGAGACGCACAAGCCGATCCCCACCAGCGTGCCGAAGTTGGTGAAGGGTCTGCAGGATGATGTGAATGAACTCAAGAACCAGCGTTTTGATAACGTCCGATTCGTACTCAACAAACGCTGGTTTGCGAAACGTGGCAAGAACGTGGATCTGGCTAGCTTGGTCCGGAATACTCCGGGAGGAATCACTCTGCTTGATGACCCGGAGGGTGATGTCCGGGAGATCACCTGGCCAGATGTTACGGCTTCGGCGTACCAAGAAGAGGATCGCAATACTCAAAGCTTTGATGACCTCATAGGCAACTTCAGCTCCTCCTCAATTCAGATGGCGCGCGCGGCCCGTGAACCTGCCCGCGCGATGACACTGTTGCAGGCACCGGCCAACATCCTGACCGAGTA